TATCCTCTATTAATAACTAAAAGAGGATTACTGTTCCCTTTTTTATTTATATAATTTTTCTTTTCTTTATTTGAATAATTTTTTATAGATAATTTATTATTTGTAATATCGGAACTATATATCAAGCGCGTTTTTGTATTATCATCGGTTAAATCCTTTTTACATTGATTCCAAACTACATTGCCTACATTAACATTGAAACTTAAATCAAACAGAGTTTTAGAATTATTATATAAATTTTTCATTGAATTAATGTTATTTTGAGTTCCAAAGATAGTATATTCAGAAATTGTTATACTATAAGATAAATTATTTGTTGGTTTTTCATTTTGTAAAATAACTATTATAGTATCTTGTTTTGTTTCAATGTAATTATCGTGACATTCTATAATATCCAAAATTGTATAGTTTTCAAGTATATGTTTCCTTGTTTTATCATAGTATAAACAATTTAGAAAGTTCTTTGGTAATACAAAACTTAAAATTCCTTTTTTATTTAATAATTTCAGCGATTTTATAATGAATAATATGAATATATTTGGTCGTCCATCAAAATAATTACAATACAATTTATCTACATCTGTTTTGCTCATTACAAAATAAGGCGGATTTCCTATAATTAAATCGAATTTATTATTAAAATCGTGAGTTAAATAGTTTTTATTTAGTAATAAAATATTCTCTCTTTCGTATTGTTTTATTGATTCAAATATGGTTTCGTTTAGTTCTACTCCAGTAATATTCATATTGGGATTGACACTGTTTAGTCTTAATATATATTCACAAGACCCACACGATGGTTCTAAAACTGTATGAATATTTTTCATAAATGGTTCTAAAAATTGAATATTTTTATAAATTGTTTCTGGTGGAGTAAAGTAAATGCCATTATTTTTCTTTTCGTTTTTATCAAGTTTTGTTGTTAATTTTCTTGATAATTCAGAATAATTTACTTCTTTAGGTAGATGTTCCTTGATGTCTGTATTTATTTTTTCTTTTTCATTAACAACAATCAATTTTTTATTATTTGTTTGTTTAACATTTTCTTCAACTTCTTCTATAAATAGCTTATTTTTGTCACAAGGTGTTTTTCGTCTATTATGAGAAACATATTGTGATTTTTGAGAAAATTCTTTTCCACATTGTTCGCAAGAATATTTTGACATTTTAGTTATATTGTTAATATAATCTTCACATTTAAATTCAATTTTATAAATTAACAAATAATTAAATTTTCGCAGGTCTAAGAAAACAAACACCACTCAAATATTTATCCTTTGGTTTATCTGGTTCTTCTTCATCTGAAATATTTTCAGTATATTTATCACTCAAACTATTTTTAATGCTTTTTTGGGTTTCGCACGATTTTGGTTTAAAAACTACTAACCATTTGCTCGCATCTGGTGTATAATTAGAACTATTCCCATAAATTATTTTATAATTTTCTTTTTTATAAAAAGTTTTTCTTTTACGCCATTGGTTTTGAAATAAATTGTGACTATCAATAATATCAACTACAATTGGACTGCTATGTTTCTCTCTAAGAATGCGTCCAACACTTTGTTCTATATCTGTTTTTGGTGTTGCCATTATTAATGTTGTCAATGTTTTAATATCAAGAGCTTCGGCTGCCATAGCATAAGTAGCGATAACTATTTTTTTTCCTTCGGTTTCTTTCAAAGCTTGCTCTTTCATACCACCAATATAATAACCAACTGTTGCTATATTTCTATGAGCTATTGCGTCGTGTAAATATTTAAGAATGTTTTTATATTGTGCGAGGATCATAATTTGTTGGTTCGGGTTTTCAGCAAGCATGTCAGTTACAATTTTCAAAATAAATTCGGTTCGTCTATTATAATCACATAGCTTACTAATCATTGAACTATACGCAGGATTGCCTCTAAAATCCAACTTTACCTCGTTAAATTCGTCATCATCCACCTCATACTTAATGGCACGAACGACTACTTCTCTCACTTCATCGCGTTTACCTTTAAAAATAACATCTCCTAGAAACATTTTGAATACCTTTGTTGTGCCATCTTTGCGATTCATAGTGGCTGATAGACCCAGCATATATTTGGTTACAAGTTTAAATAGAGAATTAGAGAATACTTCGCTCGAAATGTGATGAACCTCATCTATAATTGTAAGACCAAAACTTTCAAATATAGAAGTTGGGTATTCCTTCATAGAGAGACTTTGAAGCATACAAATAACTATATCTTTATCGTCTATATCTATAATAGGACCTTGGATTTTTCCAACACGAGCTTTGGGTAAAAATTGTTGTATTCTCTCTATCCATTGATTCATCAAAAATTCTTTATGAACAATAATAAATGTCTTCTTACTCAAATGAGCTATAATGTTTAGTGAGAGAACAGTCTTACCATACGCACAAGGCAATTCAAGCAACCCACCACCAACACCCACTTTATTAACGTGTTCTATATAAGTGTTAACAACTATTTCTTGGTTCTCTCTAAGCTTCCCATTAAACTCTAAATTTATATCAGTTCCTTCTGATATTTTTTTTTGTTTAGGCTCTCCAAACTTTTCAACTCCATAATAATGAGGAACATAAAATTTATTTGACGACTCTCTATATACTGGAAATGTTTTTTGATTATTGTTCATTGGAGCCCCCATAACAAATGGTTTAATAGTTAAATCATTTCTTATTTCCTTTTGTTTTTCAATTGTAATTTCATTTTTGTGTATTGTGTACCCCTTCTGTCCCAAGTATGTGTTTAAATTCATAATAGATATACATAATTTAGTAAATTTTATTTATATCATTTTACTAATCTTTTAACTAAATAATAAAATCTATCAATATGATATATGAATAGTTTTTCCAGTTTATTTAAAAAAGAACATATCGGTGAGCTGAGTTTAGTTATCTTATTTATCATTTATTTGATAATGGGGTTAAAAACTCCTGAACCTCTTGCTGAAGTTGTAGATACTTTAGTTGGTAAAATTACAATCATTATTATGGTTCTTTATTTATTTATACATTCTAATCCAATTTTAGCTGTATTAGCCTTATTTGTCGGCTTTGATTTAATTCGTCGCTCATCCGTGGCAACAGGCATCGACGCTCTACAAAAATATGCCCCCACTGAAAAGAAAAAAATGTCACAGTTTACAGCGTTTAATCAATTCCCTTATACTTTAGAGCAAGAAGTTGTTGCTAAAATGGCTCCGTTAATGAAAAGTGGTTCTTCTCTCTCAACAGCCTCTTATAAACCATTATTAGAGAACCTATACGATGCATCACCCGTAAATGGCTCCAATTAATCAAATGAAATATTATTTATTACCGCTTAAAGAAGAAAATGATGGCATTTTGGTTTCGCCTGTTGTGAACCATATTAAAATGTAATTAAATGCCATAAAAATAACAATGAATAAAATACATCCTATTATTATTTGAAATATAGTTTTGGTTACTGGACTATCTAATAAATTACCAAAATCATAAGATGTGGTATTCTTCGAGTATTCTACTTCGGTTTCATCACTTGAAGAACCGGTTGGCTTACACGATATATAAATACCGTCTCCTACTTTTGTTGAATTGGGACCAGACGCGTTTACAAATAAACCTCCCCCCATCATAGGTAAAGGAAACGGTGTTATTATTTCTTGTAATGTAGATATAAAACTGCTACTTAAAGGTATCGCCTCTAAAATTCCAAATACAATCCAATCGTCCTTGTTATTATCAGTATAACTGTAATAAGGCTTAGTAGGAACTATTTTATTTAAGGTAAACCCTGAAATACTTATATTAGTAGTTTCACCTTGACTCGGCGAATTGGTCGCAACACTTTGAATTATTTCAGATAAAAAATATGAAGCATCTGATGAATCACTTGACGCTTTTACTGGAATCGCAACTTTTAATAAAGGACCACCCGTAACTGGCGTGTGTTCTATAATAATTTCAGCATCTGTTGTTGCTCCGTCAAATAAATGTAGTGAAGGAGATGTTATGCTAATTCCTGAAACTGTATATTTTTCAGTGTTGTATGTAACCGGCGGATTTTTACTATTATCATATGTTAAATTAATTAAAACACCTTGATTTTTAGCTGTTATATTACTTTCTGGATAGTTAAAATTATAAGCACATTTTAAATCACACTTGCCTGAAATATTTTGTTTAGATATATCAATACTTTGAACACTCATTAATATAACTATATAAATAAAAATATTAATTTATTTATATAGAATGAAATTAACTAAAGGAAAAATAACCAAATTATACAATAAGAAAGAGCAAAGTTTAAAAAGAAAAGTAAATAAAAAAAAGAAAACTAGAAACAATACATTTAGAAAAAAAACTAATATACATTTAGCTAAAAAAACCTTAAAAAGGTTTCATTATAAAAAACCCAAAGGTGGCGCCCTTCTAAATGAAGAGGACACCGATAAAGAGGGTAAAACAAACAACGAGCAAGACACCTTAAACAACTCAATTCAAACACAAGATGTATCTGGTAACACTGTTCAAGATGTATCAGGAAATGCTCTTATAGATGTATCCGGCAAAACTGCTCAAGATGTATCAGGCAACACTGCTCAAGATGTATCTGGTAACACTGTTCAAGATGTGTCAGGAAATGCTCTTCTAGATGTATCAGGTAACACTGTTCAAGATGTATCCGGTAACACTGTTCAAGATGTATCAGGCAACACTGTTCAAGATGTATCCGGTAACACTGTTCAAGATGTATCGGGTAACACTGTTCAAGATGTGCCAGATAATACTGTTCAAAATGTGACAGATAATGCTGTTCAAAATGTGACAGATAATGCTGTTCAAGATGTGTCAGATAATACTGTTCAAGATGTATCGGGTAACACTGTTCAAGATGTGACAGATAATGCTGTTCAAAATGTGACAGATAATGCTGTTCAAGATGTGTCAGATAATACTGTTCAAGATGTATCGGGTAACACTGTTCAAGATGTGCCAGATAATACTGTTCAAGATGTATCGGGCAACACTGTTCAAGATGTATCAGGCAACACTGTTCAAGATGTGCCAGATAATACTGTTCTAGATGTATCAGGTAACGAACCAGATGTGCCAGTTAATACTGTTCAAGATGTAT